CGATTGATGGGTACACGGAAACGGTGCGGCAGTACCTTGAGGGGGCTAAGACCATTGAGGAGAAGCCAGCGGAGCTTCTGAACAACAAGATGGTTCCGTATGTGCAGCGGTGTGCCAAGCAGGACGCAGCCATCATTTACCTGCACACAAAGGACAATCCGTTCTCGGGGTATGAGCGGGTGGCCAAGGAGGCTTTGGCTAAGGGAGACGAGCAATGGGTGCTATGCCGTTTGTACGGTATCCCGACTAAGAGCATGGCCACAAAGTTCCCGTTGTTTAACCCCAGCATCAATGTGGTCAGCCATGATCTAATCCCCAGAAAGGGAGTGACGCGGTACCTAATTCTCGATCCTGCCGGTTCCAAGAACTGGTTCATGCTATGGATAGCCGTGGATGAGGATGGGACGTTCTGGGTTTACCGTGAGTGGCCGGATGTCAACGTGGGAGACTGGGCGACGTGGGCTGGACGCAAGTGGTCCTATGGCGATGGGGCTAAGGGGCTTGGCTATGGTATCAGGGACTACGTTGACCTTATTACGCGGTCTGAGGAGAACGAGCAAATCTTTGAGAGACTGATTGACCCGAGAGCCGGTGCCGCTAAACGCCCAGGGCTCACTGGAGCCAGCAGCATTATCGAGGAGCTGGAGGATGCTGGTCTGCTGTTTGTCCCTGCGCCGGGGCTTGAGATTGAGGACGGCATTCAGGCAATACAGACGAAGATGGCATACAACGCAAAGGTTCCGGTTGATTCAGCGAACCATCCGCACTTCTACATTTCTGATCGTTGTGTAAACACGATTGCTTCGCTGAAGGAGTACACGGGCGCAGCAGGTCCAGAGGAAGCGTGGAAAGATCCTATTGATTGTTTAAGATACGCGGCAACAACTCCTTGCGTTTACATTGACCCAACGGGCATGAAGACAACAGGGAAAAAACGAGGTTACTAATGAAAGTTAAAATTACAGAACTAGCGGAGGAGCTTGGGGTTAACGTCAACGATCTCATGCTGCTCAAGGCAAAGAAACTTACGCCTGACGACTACACGGGACACGGGAAGAACACATGGTTCACCGAAAGTGCTGTTTTAAAAATTAGGCTGGCTATGGACATCCCGGAGTTTTCTCCAGATGTCCTGCAAGCGGACTACGTTCACGATGCTCCGAACCCGCGCTGGATTTATGGAAACATACAAGGCGTTGGTGGTAAACGTGCCATTCTAATTCCACCAAAGCTGCGTGGTAAACTCAAGAACAAGAAATTCCCGGTTCATGCCATTACAGACAATACAGGAACGACCTACCGCCACGCATCCCTCATGGGATGAGACGTGCGATGATGACTGGATTGATGCCCATGTGGATCGCCTGTTGGGTTTCGAGATTCTTTACAGAGAGCTTACCGGCAACCCAGACAATTTAAAGCCGCGTACCATTTGTGAGAAGATTGGGGTACACCCTACCTTCACGCACAGGGCCGTTGGCCAGTTTATCGACAAGTTTAAAAACCTATGATTCCCGACAACGACGAGAAATCCCTGACGTATGTAGAGAAAGAGCCGAACGTAAACGCTCTGCGTCGTGCATACGAGAACACGCTTGCTGACCTAGAGCCTTACTTCCAGCAGTGCCGCCAGAGCTACGATGACCGCAACAACATCTGGCCGGGTAAGACTCGGGATCTTCGCAAGCATGGCTCGGATGCCTTCCCGTGGGAGGGCGCGTCTGACTCTGAGGCGCACGTCATTGATGAGCGCATTAACAGCTATGTGGCATTGCTGATGTCGTCTATGCAGCGGGCAAACATCCGTGCTTACCCCGTGGAGATGGGGGACATGGGCCGTGCCCGTGTTATCAGCTCGTTCCTGAAGTGGATGGTCAGCAGCTACATTCCCCGCTTCAAGAAGGAGATGGAGGCTTCGTGCAACCATCTGCTTGAGCGTGGCATTGCCATTACCTACGTTGGCTGGCAGCGCGAGGACCGCACGTTCCTCCAGCGGCTTGACCTTAACCAGCTTGCCCAAGTTGACCCTGCACTTGCTACTGCGGTTGTAGAGGGTCTGGCTGATGACCAGATGATCCAGATGCTGAAGTCTGTTTACCCAACGGTAAACGACAAGCGGGCAAAACAGGCGTTGAAGGATTTGCGGAAGACTGGTGTTGCCGAGATTCCAGTAAGCCGTCGGCAGGTGGATGCGCCGCTAGTTCAGGCTCTTACCCCTGATGGCGACTTCTTTTTCCCCTCCTACGTTGCTGATCCGCAGCGTGCCCCGTTCTGCTTTTGGCGCACCTATTTCACCGCCCAGGAGCTGAAGAACAAGGTTGCCACTGAGGGTTGGAATGAGGAGTGGGTGGACTACGTTATTGAGCACTACAAGGGCGTTAACGTGGACACCATTGGTCAGGAGAACAACACGCGGAAGACCCTGCTATGGGATGACGTTGTTTACGAGGCGGACGAACTGATTGAGGTGGTCTATGGCTACCAGCGTTTGATTGACCCAATCGACAATTCTGAGGGCATCTACTGCACGGTGTTCCACCGGGAGCTTTCGGCCAAGATGGGCGACGTTAAGCCCTATGCCAAGTTTGAGCTAATGAACGGATACGAGGACTACCCGGTGGTGGTTACTCGTCTTAGCGAGGCTTCCAAGCGCGTGTACGATGTGCAGAGCATGTCCGACATGCTGCGCGGCATCCAGTGGCAGGTTAAGGTGGAGCGCGATAGCCGCATTGACCGCAACTCGATGGCTACCCTGCCTCCGATCATGCACCCTGTGGGCAACGCCCCCAGCGATTGGGGACCGGGCCGCTTTGTGCCATACCGCCGTGGCGGTGAGTTCCAGTTTGGCCCTACGCCGCAATACAATCCCGGCTCCGTTGAAATGGAGCGCACGCTTATCGACGTGGCTGACCGGCTGGTTGGTCTCAGCGCAAATGATCCTTTGTCTGGGATTAAGCGTCAGTTCATTTTGGATAAGTTCCTTAGCCACGTTCAAGACGTGATTAAGATGACCTTCCAATGCTTCCAGCGGTTTGGTCCCGATCAGGTGTTCTTCCGCGTTACCGGCGTGCCCGATCCAATGCGATTCGACAAGGGCAACCCTGACGAGAACTTCGACATCGTTATTGCTTACGACGTTCTGAACTCCGATCCAGAAACGCAGGAGTCCAAGCTGAACCAGCTTGTAAGCCTAATGCAGCTTGATCGCAATGGGCGCATCAACCCAGACACCCTGATCGAAATGTCCGCTAACGCCATTGATCCAATTGCTGCTGATTCGATTCTTCAGCCGGTGGAGCAGGCGCAGCAGCAGGTGGTTAAGAGCGTTACGGATGACCTTACCAAGATCTTTGCTGGCATTGAAATGCCTGCCCGTCCTAACGGGGCGCAAATTGCACTGCAAATCCTCCAGCAGTACGCCCAGCAGCCTGATGTTGCACAGCGTTTGCAGCAGGACGAGTCCTTCCGTGGCCGTATCGAGAAGTACGCCGCGCAGTACACGTTCCAGATGCAGCAGTCCCAGAACGCCCAGATTGGTCGCATTGGAACCCAGCCAGCGGCTATGGGCAATGTGAACACACAGGCAATGCCTCAGTAGTAAATTATGTCACTAGAAAAATCGTTGGATTATTTGTCTCACGTTTCGCAGTTTGCGGACTTTTTGCAATCAATTAACGAAGAGCGTGAAGCCTGCATATCCGCTCTGTTCGATGCTCCAACTGAAAAGATGCAACAAATTTCAGGCCAGATATTGGTATACGACCAAATCCTGAAGATGTGCAAAGCGGAAGACGTCCTGTTCAGGAAGCGTCAGAGCATGCAATAGGCTATTTTTTAATGCACCAAAAAGGTGCGTTATAATGTCCCATCGCAACCGCTCCGGCGAATAGAGAGCGCGAACTATGTCTAATGAAGTCCAATCACCCAACGCTGCGGGTGTCAAAAATGCAGTGGAACAGTCAGATAACCTTGCGTTCGGTATGTACGCACACCAGCGCAAAGCGGCCAAGGCGGGAGTTATTGGGGAGCCTAAAATTAGCTCCGAGGTAATTAACGCTAAGGTTATACAGCCGGTAACTCAGCAGGAGGTTGAGGAAAATCGTTCACAGGAAGCTCCTAAGAACGAGACCAGTAACGCGCCGAAGGCGGAGAGCGTTAACGAGTCCGAACAACAGCCAGCAGAGGAGTCGGATGTTCTTTCAAAGTCAAGTAAGGAAATCGACCTAGAGTCCATGTCAGAGCAGGATTTGCGCGAACTAGCTGAAAAGCTGGGCAGTCGCGCAGTAGCCCGATACGGTGAGCTTACCGCAAAACGTAGGCAAGCCGAGGAACAGCTTAATGCTCTGAAGCAGGAACTAGTTAAGCGGGATACGCAGAAGGATCCACTGGAAACCAAGAAGATTGAAAACAATCCTTTTGGCGACATTGATACGGTGGAGAAACTTCAAGCTAAAGCCAAAGAAGTAGACGAGGCCATTGAGTGGGCAGAAGATATTCTGTGGGTCAACGAGCACCTCGGTGCCGAAGACATTGTAACCACAATCAATGGTCAGGACTACACCAAGGCTCAGGTGCGTAAGGTTATGCGAGACTCCCAAAAGGCTCGCAAGGACTTTCTCCCGGCTCAACTTGCAGAGGTTAATGCCCGTCAGAATCGCGTTGCTGTTAAGCAGCAGTTTACGGAAGCGATTAAGACAGAGCTTAACTGGATGCAGGGCGATGACAACGATGTGCGGAAACAGTACGAAATCCTGAAGGAGAGTCCTCTTCTTAAGCAGGCAATGAAGTCTGTTCCCGATTTGGAGCCATACATGGAATACATGGTGGCCCACGCAGCAAACTCGATTTACGGGCGTAGGCCTATCGTCGAGTCAAAGCCGTCTGCGCGTCTTAGTCCTCCTTCGATGCAGGCAAGCAGCTCAGCCCAGAGCGAGCAGCCTGAGACACGAGTCGTCAAGGCCGTGAAAGACATTCAGCAACGGTTTAGCTCATCTGGTGCTACGACGGACTTCATTGCTCTCCGCGCCCTACAGCATTCTAAACGTAAATAATTATTCATCATGGCTTTTTCTAATACATTCGACACAACCAATCCCGGTTCTGGTGTCTCCAACCGTGAAGACCTCACGGACATCCTGACAATCCTCGCCCCCGAGGAAACCCCCGTCCTTTCGTCTGCTCCAAAGAGCAAGGCGAGTGCGACATTCGTTGAGTGGACAGTTGACAGCCTCTCGGCTCCGGTTACGACCGGCGTTGCGGAGGGTGCTGACGTCACCTCCTTTACCGACAAGTTCAGCGGTCGCGCTCGTCTGGGCAATTACGTCCAGAAGTTCCGCCGCGACTTCATGGTTTCTGATCTTCAGAACGCCGTGGAGTCCGTTGGTCCCGCCAAGATTGCTCAGGCTGAGGCCAAGGCTGTCCGCGAGATCAAGCGTGACGTGGAAGCGACGCTGTGCTCGACCAATGACCGCTCGGCTGAAGACGGTGCTGGCACCGTTTACGGTCTGCGTGGCCTTGGCGACTGGATTGATTCGGCTGGCCCATCGGACGTTCCGGCGGCTTACCGCACTCCTGCTGCCTCGATCCATAGCTCTGGTTCCCTGACCGAGAGCGCGTTCAATGACCTCATCACGTCGATCTATCGCGTGACTGGCACGACCAACAACCTGACGCTTGTTGCTGACACGGCTCTCCGCCGGGTCATTGCTGACTATGCGCGTACCTCTGGTAGCACCAACACGGTGTACCGTCAGGTCACGCAGTCGGCTGACAGCAAGACCATCAAGCTGGCGGTCGAGATGTACGAGTCTGACCATGGTATGGTCAGCATCGTCAACATGAACCCTGACTGCGCTCCAGACACGGTGAACAAGGACAGTGGCTATCTGGTCAACCCCGACTACTACGGTGTGGCGGAGCTGATCGGCCTCGGTTCTACCCGCCTGCCAAACCTCGGTGGTGGCGAGCGTGGCTACGTTGACACGACCCTCACGCTGCTGGTCAACCATCCCGGTGCCCACGGCAAGATCACAGTCCTCAGCTAATAAATCAAATGCCCCAACTCACAGTTAATGAGTCCGCTGGTACGCTTATCAACTATGTTGCTAAGCTGTCCTTCACGGATCTTCAGGCCATCGGCAACGGTGGTCAGAAGAACCTGTTCAAGCTCCCGGCTGGTTCCGGTGTTCTGTCCTGCGTAGTCTGGGAGAAGACAGCCATTGTTGGCTCGACTTCTCTTGTGATCGACGTTGGCACAACGCTGGCCGACCCGGACGAGTTCATTGATGCTCTGGACGTTGACGCCATGACCGCTCCTGTCGCCAACACTGGCGATGCGTTTGTTCAGTCCGCTGGCAATACAACCATCAAGGGTGGCGTTCTGCCAGTCTCGATTGTTTCCACAGCGACAAATGTTGTCATTGAGGTTAATGATGCGGCGATTGCTTCCATTACCGCTGGTGAGATTGTGATCGCCCTTCAGGTGATCGACTTCTCCCGCGTCTAAGGAATCAGGAGTCTGTTATAATGGGGGCCACCTATACGGGTGGCCCCTTTTTTATGGAGTTAATTACATCGTTTCCCAAGTACCACGACGGGCAGATTCATGATGCCTTGATTCGTGAGATTAAGACTGGCATGCAGCTAAAGAAGGAGATGGAGAAGGCAAAGGAGGCACAGGCTGCGGAGCAGGCTCGGGAACGTGTCCAGAAGAAGGATTTGCCCGGTTTGGGTCGTTGCATTGGCGTTATCCCTGAGTGGGAGTTTTTCCGCATGCAGCAGAAGTACGGCCACAAGGAACTCCATTCCCGCGAGTTTATGCAGTATTTCCAGAAGAAGTTTCCCCATCTTTCGCCCAATAAACTGTGACCAATAGAACCTACACTGACCTGTTTAGTTTGATTAGGTCGCTTTGCGGCGTTTCAAACTTTACGAGCAACGAGCAGACCAGCATCCTGAACTTCGTAAACCGCCGTATTCGGCAGGCTTACGGGTCTAGTCAGGTGTGGCCTCGTTACATCATCGGGGCGCAGGCGCGTCCTGCGGTCGAT